CCAAAAACTTCCTTAGTCCAAGTCTTTTTGAACTTTTCAAAGGTTCCGTAAGTTCTTTTCAACTTAGCCGGAGTATCTCCCCACTTTCCAAGATAGAAATGTGGAGTATCTACAGGGCTAACCCAGTCACCACCCCAGGCAAGACCGATCTTCTTTGACTTGGCTATTTTAGCAACGTCCTTAATACCTTTATTATTGTAGGTATCATCTGCAACCTGTCCATCTCCATCTACATCATACTTCAATGCAATGTCAAAAGCAATGCCCCACTGGTGCTGACTAGAATAATCACTTCCTTTCGCATTTGTTACAATGCTTCCTTTCTTTGTTCTGCCCTGAGCATACAAAGCGTCCTGCTCTGCCTTGCTTCTAAATCCCTGCGTAATAATAAGGTATATCCCTTTCTTTGCACACTGCTTTAAAAGTAAAGTTAACTTGTAATTAAGCCAAGGGTGTAACTTAGTTCTGTCAATTCTAATATCATGTGTTTTGTTCATTATTCTTCCTCACTTTCCACTTCCGGCAATCCTGCAACACTTGTTAACATACTAACCACTCCTGCTGTTGCAGAAATTCCAATTATTGAAACCCAATCAAGCTCTGTGATTAAATTTCCAACAGTAATTAATGATACTGCTGTCTGTGCCATTGTTTTTACAGCTCTGACACCTGCTGCCTTAATCCATTTCTTTGTCTTGTCACTCATTCGTTTACTCCTTTCCCTGCTTCATTGGCAGTTCCTTTACTCTCTTATAAATCTCTGTTCCTGTTCCATTCCCGCCCAGTGCATGATATGCCTTGTATAAATGTTCAAAATCATCCAAAGCCTCAACTGATATATGTTCCTGAGCTATGTACTGTTTTCCCAGCGTGTATATCTTGTTATGCAAAATTGCAATAACTCCGTCCTTAATTAATTTATATGATGAATTTTTTAATTTGACATAATTAACTGCACTAACAAAAATTGCACCAATTAATGAAGGTATCCCACACAAGGATAAAATCTGATAAAGTGTCATATGTTTTTTCCTCGACTTTCTCTGTTTTTGGGTATAAAAAAAAGACCTTGCGGTCCTGCTCTAACAATCATATTTTTTTTCCTTTCTTATTCTTCCGTTGTTTCTTCTAATTTGTTATAAAGTTTATAGTTTACTGTAATTTCATATCCGCCACTACCTCTGAAAGATATATAAAACTTTAAATCATTAAGTAATGATACATCATAACGCTTTCCAGTGGTTACGGATTCTTCTGATGCTGGGTCATCTTTTAGATTTGTTAAATAGATACCTATATTACTTGATGGAAGAGTGTGTTCATAAGTATTTATTCCAAGTTTACCAAATTCAATGTATTTAAACTTACTAACGTCTATAGAATATATGTCGTGAGGTCTACCATCATTATAACTTGTTTTTGCAAGCATTATTCCATTGTGTTCTATTCCAAGAGTTCTACACATATCAGAATATTTTACAGTCATATTTTTAATTTGACTTGTAGTTGTGTTATTAATGGCATCAATCTGACTTAAAGCTGTGTTATTAATGGCACTAATCTGACTTGTAGCTGTGTCATTAATATTCTTAATCTGTGTATATGTTTTACCCTCAATCGTTCCTATCTGATTTGTAGCTGCGGTATTTATATTCTCCAACTGTTGATTTGTTACATCTGTAATCTTATTAATCTGACTTGATGCTACTGTATTAATTCCTTTTGTCTGCGATTCTCCTGCGGCAACCGCAGAACTGTTTATAGCTTCAATCTGTGCCCGTGCTGTGTTGTTAATATCTCCAAGCTTTGCATTCGTAACATTAGCTATGTCTTCCATCTTTGCAGTTGTAAGTGTTGCTATGTCATTGCTTTTTGCTTCTGTTAAAGAGCTAATGTCGTTCATTTTTGCCTCTGTTATGTTAGCTATGTTTGTTGTGCTTTCCTCAACTTTGACATCAATATTCGCTATTAGCTTCTCAACATCTGTCTTTTGACCTACCACCTCTTCTAAATAATTCCCAGCTCTATCTGCATAATCTGCTGCATCATTTGCCTTCTGCTCTGCCTGTTCAAGATAGCCTTTATTAACTTCTATCTTTTCATCAGCCTCTTTTACTAATGCCTTTGTATCACACATTATTTTGATTATCTGATTGTAAATATCCGGTGTAATCTCATTTACAACATCTACCGGAACGCCTTTCTTTACTTTCTGACATACAATTGTTGAAGTAATTCTTCTACCTTCTGAATTGTCACCAAAAACTCCAATGTAAAGCTCACATTCTTCCCTAAAAAGCCAATCAGGTAATTTTTCTGCTGATACAACATCCTTTTCAACAAGCACTTTTACCGAATCACTTATACTATAATCATCTACATATATTACGGCTGTTTTTGTATATCCGTCCCATTCAGAAGAAAAATCAAACTTAATTTCTTCCAAATTGGAAGTTCCTGATATTAAAGACTGCTGGTTAACAATATGCGCCTGTTGTCCTTTTATCTCTATGTTTATGTTCATCTTTTTCTCCTTTAATCCACCATCCATACTGCATGAACCGGTATGCATGCTCCAGTGTCAATTGCTATAGGAACACTTGCTCCATAATAATCGAAACTTACTGTACCTCCTGGATTGATTGTCATCATCCATCTGTTAGTTGTTCCCAAATGTCCTTCCTGAATTGACCATACGTTACGTGAAGGTCTCATATCTGTAGGAATATTCTTAAAAATATTATCGTGTGCAGAAAAAACAGTTGAATTTGTTATGATTCCCACCAATTCCACAGTTTTGCCAACTCTTCTGATTTTAGGTGCATCAGTAGTGGACCATGCAGATATACCATTCCCACATTCAACCGATTTCCAGCCTGTATCATATACTTCTCCGGATGTTTCAATAAGGGTTAACTCCTGCCAATCCTTCCAGCCGGCATTTTCATAACGCTTATAAATCACATTGTTCTTTACATCGGGAATAAATATCTGAAACTTAGTTGATGTTTCCCCTTCAACATAAAGCATTCCCCAGTTAGTAACAGGTCTGTTTGTTCCTTCTGTTGTCTTTATGTGATACACTCCATTTTCTGTTAATGTATTCCAATCTACTGCTGATGTTATGGTTTGTGATTTCACATAACTGGGTAAATCTGTTAAGTCATTGTATGAACCTGTAAAAGCCACCGTCTTTAAGTCTGTAAAGAATTTCTTTATTTTTCCAAAAATAACCTTATGTGTTTCTCCTGACAAAATATTTTCTCTTTTTGCTGCTGTCTGAAAAGCAACAATATTACTGTCACTATTTCCATCCTTTGAAAGCTTCTTGGCAAGCTCCTCATTATTCTTTTTCAATTCACCATCTATGCTGTCTGCATTTTCATTAAAAACATCAATATCATAAAACTCATCTCCATCCGGTTTCTTTAACTGCAAATACTTTGTTTTATTAATCATCTTGTGCTCCTTCCTTCTTCAAACACTTCTTCTCTTAATTGAATGTGTGTATACTTCTTTAATTCCTCGTGTGTAAATTTTGATAACTGATTATTCTTGTTATAAAGCAAAGACAAATCAATTAACAGATTGCTTGGGACAACCCTGTCCAACAATTTAGCCACATCAGAAAGCACATTCTTTGATGTTAAGGCAACCCTGACTGTTAACACATAATTATTGGCATCCAACTTTACTGAATAATTAGGCCCTTTGCTTTCATCATTACCGCATATTACCGCCAAAGTCTTTTCCAAGGATATTACAGTAAAAGGTCGTTGTTCTGTAACAATTCCCAATATCTTCAATCGTCTTTCTTCCAACGTGTACGTATCCTTATTGGATATTCCAATCATCCTCTCCCAGTGTTCACAACCTTGCTCATCCAAACTTTCAATGAAATTATTGTTCCACATTTTTTCAAGTGCTTCCCACAAATCTTCAGTCTGTGATTGCTCAATGTCTGTTAATTCCTTTATCTCTCTAAACTCTCTTAACCATTCAGGCAGATACTCAATCAACTTTCTATCCACTTATCTCACCAACCTTTGGAATATAATCACAATCAATAATGCAATTACCTGTCTTTCCATCAATTTTTACACTTAAAACATTGTCAACACCTTCCATGTCAAGAAGCATTGATTCTATCTGTCCGCTTCTTACCGTCATTGTGTCCTTTGCTTCCCATTCATTTTTTATGACATTTTTTAAATACTCTGCCAAATTTTCTGTAAAAGTTTCCTTGATGTCATCCCAGGTATAATCTTCTATGTATTCAATCTGAACATCCACATTTATTCTTTTAACTTCTGGTGCTGAAACAGTTACAATGTGACCTATTGGTGCAATTCCCACACCTGTTCCATCTTTCGTTGGATCAAACGTATTCTGTACTTCATTTATGATTTCAGAAGAAGCTTCATTATATTGAGAATCAAGAATTGCCAGCTTTACAGTTCCTCCACCATTCCAAACAGCATAAACCTTGCAGGCACCTACCTTTTCAATGTCTTTAGCTTTTTCCTTATAATCTGCCTTATTTCCTCCAAAGGCTGCTTCTGTAAATGATTCAAAATATCTTTCTCTCAAAGATTCTTCATCCTCATCTTCCGTGCCATACACAATCACTTCAACAGCCTCTATATCTTCTAAGTCATCAACATATTCAATTGGAATCACATCATCCTTTATGTTGTTTCCGTTTTCTCCTGATTCAGAACATGTCATGCTATAGAATCCATCTCCTAAGTTTTCTGTAATTGAATATGTCATTTCACCTATGCTAAACTCTGTTGCCTCTGGAATGTTCACATCAGAAGGAATACATTTCACTTTTACCACAGCCGGAATACCTTCCTTTACAAATATTCCCCTCTCTGCTGCACGCTTAATCAAATAATAATAAGATGCACTGTCTGCAAAACATTCCTGCAAAAGAATGTCCATGTCTGCATACATCTGTGCACTTTCCATTGCCACAGGTGCCAACGCATCATAAATAATTGAACCCTCTCTTTTATCAACATCCCCCTGCACATTTTCAAGCATCTGACTTAAAATGTTCTCAAAGGTCATATCCTCAAACATCAATGCTCACTCCTTCCACTTCAATCTCTTCATCATCAGAAGTTGTAACTTTCAGAGAAACCATCAATTCATTTCTGTAATTTGAAATACTCTCTATCTCAACAGAATTAAAACGTTCATCCCTTAAAATGGCTTCCTCAATTCTCCCTCCAATTACTTCCTTTACCTCTGCAATGTTTTCTCCCAATAAATCAGCTTTCTCCAATCCATAATTTTCATAAATGCTGTAATAATCAAATTCAGTCAACAGAATCTTTATTATTGCCTGCCTTAAGATTTCATCCTCTTCATCAGATTTTCTCAAAATCCTTTTATTCTCAAAATCCAACATATATGTATTATTGGGAAGCTCCTGTTCTTCATCCTCTTCCACATTAAAATCTTCCAGTTCTTCCAATTCTTCAGGTAACATACTTACACCATCCTATCCACGACAAGATACTTTTGACCGCCATCTGCACGTATCATCACAACCTTGTCGCCCTTTTTCAATTTGCTCTTTGATGCAGTTTCCGTAAAATACAAAAACTCATCCGTTAAGATGAGCTTTTGATTAACCTTTATTTTAGGCGAATCTGCCTTTAAAACCGTACCAATTACAATGGTACAGGGCTTCGCCGCTTTTCTTGCATCCTCTGCTATTTTCTTAATTAACTGTGTCAAACTAGTAGCTGCTATCGTAATCACCTCCAGATAATTCCAAATCCATAAGATGTTGCCCATTATTAAATGTATGAGTAACCTTATCAACTAACATATAATTTGAAATTGTTTCATCATAAATTGTCAACTTAACAAGAACCAAACAGCCGGCTCTTACGTTAATGTCACCAAAACAATTATTAATCTTAATTGTCTTGCCTGTTTTACAATAAATCTTCAACAATGCCTTAACCTTTAATTTTGCACCCTTGCGACTGTCGATTTTGTCAAAATACTGAAGCACACCCCATTTATTGATGTACTTGCTATTTTTTGCCATATAAATCTCCTGCACACCCTTCTTGGTGTTGTCATATGCCAATTTTATCTGATTATAAACATTATCATCTATTGTTTCCTTATAATCATAAGATTCTGCCGTGGTTGAAGTTATTAACCTGTTAACCTTCCAAGGTTCCCTTAACCTTAACTTTCCAAATTCATCATACAAGGTATAAACCTTTCCCCTTGCCATTAATGTTTCATCCAAGCTGTTCTGTACAATGTCAAACAATGTTGCATTATCATCAATTCTTGACACAGGATACTTTGTATTCGCTAGCTTACCACAATTCAGTTTAAAATCCTTGGCAATTTTCTTAATTAAAACCGTGGAAGTTCTCTTTTTTGAAATATAAGTATCCTTATTTTTAAAATACCTAAGCTGATCATACACAGTAACATCCAAAGTCTTATCTGTTTTAGGTGAAATGGAAAATACAAAACCATAAAAGAAATTTTTGCCATTAACCACTATTGCCACAGAATCACCATTTGAAATTCTCTTCTTTGAATCGCTGTCAACAAACGTTGTAAAAGTAACCTTACCCGGTGCATTTTTTCTCTCAAAGGTTGTTTTTAATCCTTCCTGAACCTGATGTTTGTACCTTTTCTTGCCGTGTTTAATCAGAACATTAACAACAAGCTTCTCACTGTTCTTTACTGAAACAGCTTTATACTCCACCTTTCTGGTTGACTTTTTCTTTTTTGATTCATTCTTTTTAAGAATTTCCCTTAAATATGATATTTCCTGTTTTCCACTGCTTTTACCGGTATTCTTTCCGCTTTTCTTTCCCTTTGATGTCTTACCTGATGAAGTAATGTAATCACTGATTACCCCATATCCTGTTATTGTATGGTAACTTAACGGATATGATCTTCTCATAACAGCGTCAGAAGTGTTACCCTCAATGGTATGCACAGTACTTCCTGATACATACTCAACAATTCCCACGTGAGATGCACCATCTGATTTAAAATAAATGAAATCATTTCTTTTAGGTGTGTATGAACCCTTATACTTGAATCTTCCTTTGTTTTTAAACCATTGCATTCCTGTGTCTGTTGATGCTGTCTTGGGAGCAATGCTTGTTGATACACCTGCCTTATATGCACACCAGGAGGCAAACATATGGCACCATGCAGCACCATTCATTCCATACCAGGCACTATACTTGGTCTTGTTACCGCCATATGCTTTATAACCAACTTCCTTTGATGCAATATCAATTATGTCTGCCATCCTTTCCTCCTTATGGTTTCTTCAAAACAGTTCCCTTGTACAGATATTTTCCTTTGGAACTGCTTTTTCTCTTGTGCTTCTTTGCAGCCTTTTCAATAACCTTCTTGTTCTTCTTGTAAATGGCAGAACCCTTGGAACTATCCTTTAACCACTTTTTCGCTATCAGTGTAAGAGTCTCTTTGTTAGATTTAATAGTATATGTATTTGGTATTTTCTTAACCTTCACTGCGCCATATTTTCTGTATTCCTTAAATTCCAAAGATACCCTACTATCAAAGCCATCACTAACAGAATCTGTTATTGTAAGTCTTTCCAATGACACTGTAAGAATAGTATTGAATATCTTTTTATCATTTGGTGCATATCTGTAAATTTCCAGTTTAAATGCCTTCTTGGAAGATAAAAGTTCCTTATACTTCTTAATGTACTCATCGGCACCCTTGTATTTTCCATCTGAATAAAAAGCAAATGGATAATATTGATTAGGTAATAACAAGTCAAATGAAATCTCTGTAAGTTTGGGATTTCTTAGTATGTTAACTTCTCCTAAATTAATCAATGTCATTGTCTTGTTATCACCATCAACCTTTATGCTTATTTTTTCAGGTGGAATGGGTACATACTGCCCATCAATAATCAATCTATACATTCTAATGCACCCCTTCCGCTACTGCTGACATTTCTTCTTCCAATCTTGTCTTTAAATGAGTAACTATTCCTTCCATATCAGCTTTTGAAGAACCATTAATAACATTTGACATATCTACACTGATTTTTGCTGTTGTAAATCTGTTAATTGCTCTCTGTTCTGCATAATCCTTTATGTACTTAAGCTGCTGATTTGTAATATCCAATGAATCCGATGTTTTTGCAGTGTTTGCTGCTGTTTCAGCCGTGTTATTTGTAATGGCATCTGTTCCATAGCTATAGTCTTTATCCTTTGTTTCACCTTTCTTAAAAAGATTACCAAAAGTATTCTTAACCTTACTTTCAACACCCTTTCCAAGATTGTATCCTTTTCCATAAGCATCACCATAATTAATTCTGTAATCAATGCTTGGAGCTTCTTTATTTAATGTAATTGAATTTTCATTTTTACCCCAAGAAGTAACTGTATCTTGTAAAGAAGTTAATCCACTGGTCCAATCTGTTCCAAATATGGCATCTATAATCTTGGTAACAACTTTTCCAAGACTTAAAAACCATGATATAATCTGACCTATCAGATTTGCAACTGCACCACCAAAAGAATCAAATCCACCATTTGTAACATTTAAAATCCATTCAATTATGCCAATAAAAGGCTGAACAAAAATACTCCATACAGCCTGAATTATTGCGTTAATCGTTCCTATTCCTACATTTATGATTGCTGCTCCTGCTGATACCACTACACCAAAAATCACACCTGTAGCAGAACGGGTCTTATTCTGTACCTTGTTAATTGCTGCCACAACCAGATAAATAGCTGCTATTACCGCAATAATAGCAATAATAATCCATGTTAATGGGCATGATAATAATGCCGCATTGAATGCAATCTGTGAAGCTGTTGCACCTGTTGTTGCAGCGGCTTCCTTTGCTGTAACAGTTCCATGTGCTACGGCAAACAGTATTGATATCTGTTTTAATCCGTTGCTTATTGCTTCATATGTATTATGCAAAAATAATATACCATTATATATAGCTAAGGCTGTTACGATTCCCATTATAACCGGCTCAATAATAGACCAATTAGATTTAAAGAAATTAATCATTTGCGTTCCTGTATTAATAATTCCTGTTATCGCTCCCATAACCAATACAGATGCATTTGCAAAGCCTGTCGCTATCAGCTGTATGGTTGGCAGATTGTTATGTATTGCATTAAACATACTAACAATCGCCGGCTGTACCTGTTGACCTATAGTTGTTTTAACCGCATCAAAATCCCTTTTATTTCTTGCCATTACTCCCTCAGGGGTTTTAGCCATTGTTTCATTCATCTTTCCTACATTCTGCTCTATTACCTGAGCCAACATATTAGCCTTTTCCATCTCAGTTCCATTTTTCATTACCTTTTCCTGATAATCCGTAAATGAAATGCCTGCACGTCTTAATGCTCCAACCTGACCAGTCATAACCTTACCTGTCATATTACCGATATTAACCATATCCTCATTAGTAACATTAACACCATGCATCTGAACCGCTAAGTCAGCCATCTTAGGTAACAAAGTTTTAACTGCATCTGTCTGATGAAAATATGTTGATGCCTGTTGTGCTCCATTTATTAAAGCTGTCTTTCCAACAACACCATAACCACTTATCTCAGAAGCAAGATTTTTCATCATATTAACCTGTGATGTTCCTGCTCCCTGCATTGCACCCATTACTTCAGTAAGTTTTGTCTCTGCCTGATGTAATTGAGATACCTTTTCATTACATTCACCTATAAAGCTGGCTCCCTGTCTTATAAGAAATATTCCACCAAAAGAAGCTACCAAACCTTTAACTGTGGAAAGTAATCCTCTTGCTGAATTTGTCCCCTCTCTTACTTTACCATTGTATGCTTCTTGACTTATTGAAGCTCTTGACGTGTCACTTGCTATCTGCTTAATCTCTGCATCTGCCAATCCTAAATGTGTTCTGGCAGAAGCTAATTTAGAAGAATTAAACATATTTCCTGACACACCCTGGGCTCTTTCACATTCATTAATTACAGTTGAGACAGCATTAGTTATGTTCATAAGCGGTGCCGTCATTCTGTCTGTTAACTGAAATGAAGTCATTATTGATGCCATCTCTTTACCTTACCTTTCCAACTTTCTTGCTTTCTTCCTCTTCCTGCTCAACTCTTGCATTAATGGAAGCAATCACAAAAGCTCTCTCATTTTTATCCAAACTCATAAAAAATGAAGGTGTCCAATGAAATTTATGTAGACAGTAATATGCATACATTGAATCAGGATCACCTTCATCTATTAGTTTTTTGCTTCGTTAACTTTATCCTGTAATGTTTCGTCAAATCCATTAAACTTCTGAATAAATTCAGCAAACTCATTATATTCTCCCGGATTATCAATCATCTGCTTAATTAAGTCTTCCGGATTCATTACACCATAAGAATCCTGTAATTCCTTATTGTATAAATCAGGTTCTGCAACAGATGCACACATCAGCTTTGCAATAAACAATGAAGAATTAAATTTCTGTCTGTAAACACCCGGCTTTCCTGTAACCTGAACCTCTGTTGTACACTTTTCTCTAATTCTTTCATATTCCTCAGTTGAAACTGCCTTAATCTTCCAATCCAATGGAGTTCCATTTTCGTCACATAATGAAGCGGTTACCTTATATGCCACGTCATCCTTATATTTCTTATTTTTCTTTAAAAAAGCACTTAAATTAGTTGCCATATTCCTTACCTTCTCTTTCTAAAAAATAATGGATAAGAAGCTTTTTAGTTCTCCTTATCCACGTTACTTATTTTTTCTGTTCCACATTTGTCATGTAATCAGGTGTTTTATACTTGTTCTTAGCGCTACTTGCATAATCCATTGCATAACATTCAATGTCCTGTTCAATAAAATCTCCATCAGCATCAAATGATGAAAGAAGTACATCTCCATCAATAATGCATTCATAATAATTTTTTTCACTCGTTCCAATGGTTGTTGCCGGATCTGATGCCGCTACTTCTACAGTAAAAGTTGGAAGAACTCCGGTATTTTTATATTCTTCAATCACTTCATCAAACATCTCACTACATTTATACAATGTCATTTTAAGCTTGATTTCCAAACCATTTGGCTTCTTGCCCTTTATTGTTTTACCAAGAATAGGCACATCAGCAAGACTAACATTTGCCTTTGCTTCAAAATTCTTAGCATTAAGCATTCCATATCTTTGTCCACCAACAATACAATACAAGGTTGCAAGTCTGCTGGAAGGTGCATCATTTGGATTCATAAAACTCATCTATCTCACTCTCCATTTCTCTAATTAATGACAGTCGTCATATATAATTTATCCATTAAGCCAATAACAGTTACATTTGTTAAAATCACCACAGACCTTCTTTCAGTTCCTCTTTCAACAGAAATGTCTTCCTCTGAAAAATCCTCAATGGCTCTTACAGATTCAAGGTGCTTAAACACCTCTCTAATATCATTTCTAAGAGAATTTCTTCCTGCATCATCGTTTGGAATCTTTCCAATATACTTACTGTTAAAAACAGATGCCACATTGTCTGCAATGTAATCAATCACACGAATTGTCTGATTCTCCTGAAAAATGCTCCCCTTATCCTCTGTTACTGTTGTAAGGGAATTAATGTCTCTTAAAACCCTAAGTTCATCACCACACTTATGAATAACAAACTTTCCTGAAGTTATGGCATTTTCAAGTTCTGCCTGAGTATACTGGCAGTTAATTTCTTCCAGTTCCCCATCATATAACATATTTGTGCAAGCCTTGTTGACACCACAGGCTGCTTCTGCTCCTGCGACCCACGGAATAACATCCTTTGTGTTCATAACATTAATGATTCCCTCATAATCAGCTTCACAATTATACATTACAGTCTGAAACTTAATACCCATTTCATCACGCATTCTTATTGTCCATGACTTATACACTTCCTGCAATTTTGTGTCTGTTTCCATAATCACAACCACATTAAAAGCGTAATTCTCCAATAACTGCATAAACATTATATGAGCCTCATTTGTTGGCTTATCATTAATTCCACCTGTACCTCCTGTTAAGAATGTTCCGGCAGTTTCTTCAAGTTCAAATGATTTCTTCCATTCAATAAATGCATTGTCTTTTAATTCACCTGAATTTGCTACTGTCTGAATGTCAACTAATGTTGTATCCATATAGGTTGACACGTCATACTTTTCTGTCTGATCAATGTTTTTCTTGATAACAATCTTTATTGAATTTCCTCTTGAGCCCTTACACTTGGCATCTGCATACTTACAACCTGCCTTTGCTCCATTATTGTTAATCTTAAAAAACAAACCTTTACTTGCATGTTTAAACACTTCCCTAACATTAATAAGATTTCCATCATATGGACTTCTTCCGAAAACTTCCAATGCAACCTTTTCAAATTCATCAGCAGTCACTTCAAAAATCTTATCATCAGGTCCCCAGTCCAAACATATTGGCATGGCAACCACGCCACTTTCCGTATTGTTCTTAATTGAATTTCTACTAATAACATTTACATAAGTTCCCGGAAGAACCTTATTCTGTGCTGTAAATGTTCCACCACCTAATGCCATTTAGTTTACCTTTCCTTTCTTCCATTTTTTCAAAATATCATCTGCTTCTTCAACGGAATATTCATCTTCATCATTCAACAGAGCGTTTAAAATATCCCTGTCCTGTAAAAACCTTTTTGACTTCATCAATTCGCTTTTTCCGTATTTTACAGATGTCTTATTCTTTGCTTCCATCTGTTAAACCTCCTACACCTGTTCTTATTTCATAACTTTCAAACTTATCCTTGTCTTCCTGTTTCTCCATAACAAATGTTTCATAAGTTACCTGAAACTGCAAAACACCGTCAACCATCTGACCTGTCATTTCTGCTGAATGAAGCTTAAATCCATCAACCTCAATATCCCTTAACAAGTACTGTAATTCTTCCAGCACTTCCATTCCTTCACTATGACAATTATCACTCTTAGGCCAATACCTGATAATAAATGGAACTGTCTTTAGAAATCGTGGTCCAAGTTTACGTCTTAAGGAAGGATTTAAGCACAAAACAGAAAAACAAGGCTCTTTTAGGCTCTGTTTCACTGCTTCTGTATATATCTCATATTTTTCTTCACCGTAGGACTGCCTTATCTGTCTTACAATCCCATCAATCATCTTATTTATCATTTAACTGCTCCTGATAACCATTTTTTCAACTTAGCTTCAAGAATACCCGGGGCACTCTGCCTAATCTCCTGTTCAGACAAAGTAAGCATATACTTTCCTTCAACCCATCCTGTCCCGTTTGCCGTTCTATGGCCAAACTCAACATATGATGCATATTCAACAGGATTGATAATCTCTATTACATATGTATCACCGAAATGATGAACAGTAAGAGAATCTGCATAAGACGTTGCAGCCTGATTGGTTCCAGCCGTCCATCCTCTTCTAAGCGTTCCACCTACTTTTCCTGAATTGGAAGGATACGTACCTACCGGAGTTCTTTTAATTACTTTTGCAAGAAGTCTTGCAGCAATCTCCCTTGATGCAGCTTCAAAAAAATCATCAGAATTTCTTGCCATTGCTTCAAGACTGTCCCTTAACTGCTCCAACTGCTTACAATCAATTTTAGAATCACTCACGCCTTATCCTCCACCAAATCAAGCAAAATCTCCTGATGTGTAGGATAAACCGCAGGTCTTCCACTACTTTTGTAGGCTACCACACCACCAACGCCCTTTACCAATATTTTAGAACCCGGCTTAACATTGATTTCAGGTGCCATAAACAATTTAATGACCTGAGTAACATCTGAATCAGCCTCATTCTCTGAATTGGAACTTATATTGCTGTAAGAAAGTCTGCAACAAACATCTGACTGCACCATTACCTCTTCAAAGTTAGTCACAGAAGAAACAACAACCTTTTTCTTTTCAAAAATATCAGCCCTAAAGTCATATGACATTTCTATTGCCTTTCTGGTTCTTAAAACTGTATTTTTCGAAAGCATTTAATCAACTCCTCTCCACTGCACCTTAATCTGTTCAGCATAACATTAAAAGCCTCATCAGAAGATGTGCCACTGAAATTAACAGAAGTATCTCCTACCTTTACAGAACTTACTGCCTGCTCTAAGTCAAATTCTTCAAGCTTACCTGTTGTTTTAAGCAAATACAAAAATTCACCGCACACTCTTTCACAGGCTGATTCAAACAATCCCTTTGGAAGTTTCTTAACATGGCATCTGGAATTTAACTCAGAAACAACCTTATCAATGCAGAACATCAATAATGAATAATCATCTTCTGAATACTCATAGCCAATGTTCTTCAATAATTCTATGACCTTATCTTCCAATAACTCCATCTCCTTCCTTTAGCTGTGAATGCGTGTATGACTTTAACTCAGAGTGCTTATACAATGATAAATAATCATTCGAAATAATTGAGACGGATATTGAAAATGTTTCTCCACAGTTTACAATCTGCTTACTTAACTTTGCATCAATAATGATGTTTTTATTCATCAAACCACCTCAATTTGTACTCTCTTTTTCAGTATTTCATCAGCAATATAATATGTAATCTCCAAACAATATCGCATTGACTTACTTAAAGGATTCAACTTCACCGTAATGCAATGCTCATTTATGGTGCAGTTTCCTTCTGTTTCAAGTTCCCTGTCCTTATAGAGCTTATATGTTGCCCTTGATATTTCAAATTCCTCATTCTTTGTAGACTTAACAAGAAATTTTAAATACTTGTCCTCACCTAAAATAAAGTTAATGTTCACACGCATCACCTCTTCTTAATAGTTCTATACAAAAACTGCTTTCTGACAATTCAGAAAAATAATTATCATTAATGTATGTACATTGGTATGGTAATGGCTCAATGGTAAATTTCATTGCCGTTGCATCATAAGAAAATAACACATCAGTACAATATGCTATGTTCCCGGCTTCATCAAATGCAGTAAGTTCCATTACATACCTTCCACTCTTTTGTGCCGGTACCTCGGCAGTCCAGATGTCTCCCTTCAACCTTGTAAAGATAACATCCTGACCTTCAACCTTACCAATAAGCCTTACTACCATTTAGTCTGTAACCTCCACAGAAATTGTATATGTTGCGCCGGCATTAACTGGATTTGGCGAAATAGTAACTGACTGAATAACCGGTGCAGTCTGGTCAAGTACAACCTTCTTTGTAACTGTAGATGTCTTTCCTGCTCCATCCTTTGCCGTAATGACAATGGTATTTTCTCCTGTCACTAATGTAAGTGTCTTTGTAAAGCTTCCATCACTTCCAACTTCAACAGTCTGTTCAGTTCCACCATTAAGCTTAATAGTAAGAGTTACCGGTGAGCTTGTAACATCATTAGTAGTACCCTTAACAACAAGAGATGACTGATTTGTAACAAGATTGTCAACCGGTGCTGATACTGACAATTCAGGTGGAACAGTGTCAACAGTAAATGTTACACTCTTCTGAGTTGCAACATTACCATCATAATCACTTGCGGATACCTTAATTATGTGAGTTCCATCTGACAAAGCTGTAGTTGGTGTATAACTACATGTATAATTCTTTCCTGACTGTGTCTTAGTAATTCCTGTTGTAATAGTCTGGCTATCAATAATAAGCTTAATTGTTGATGGATTAACACCTGAATCTGCATCTGTAACAGTCCAGTTAATAACAGGCTTGTTATTAGTCAACTTAGCAGAAGATGAAGGTGCTGTTATTGAAATAACAGGTGCAACCTTTTCCTTAACCTTGAGCTGTAAGCTTGAACCAAGTGTTGCGTCCGTTGCATCCTTTGTCACACTGTTTCCAGCTTCATCAGTAGCCTTAACCTTAACATTATAATAATGTCCATTCTGATTGTATGATGATGTTGACGGAGCTGTTATTGTAGCCTCATACTTCTTAGTTGTGGCATTATATGTCAGAGTATGGGTTTGTCCGTTAATTACAACCTGTACTGCTTTTACTGCCATAGGTAATGCCCTCCTTATCCTAATTTATGCTTAAATGCAACAATTCTAATCTGCTTAGGCTCATAAACAGGATTCCAGTTAGCTGGGTCTGCAAGTTCTACTCTTGAAGGACCTTCTGTCTTTGCCACATTTGCGTTAGTAAAGGCAATTCCTCTAGGATGAAGAATTGTCGTTCTTCTGTTAATAAGGTAATCAACACCTGAACCCTTTCTCTTTGCCCTATCAGTTTCAGTTGGAACAAATCCTTCAGGATTTCCGTTACCTAATGCAACTGCTCCATTACCAAAAAGATATGTTGTGTAAGCCTTAGTTTTTAAATCATATGGGCATCCATCATCAATGATTACTCTCTTGCCCTGATATGTACCAAATGCTACATCGTTTGATGGCTGTACTGTTTCGATCAGATTCTGTTTCTTAAGGTATGCTTCTGTAGCTGAATGCATACAGATGCCTGTAAGCTGCGCTTTAGCATCTCCTAACTTCTGTTCTGCATCAATAAATGCTGAACCACTCCAATTAGCTGCATTTCCTGAATTACCTGAAATATCTAAAAGATTAGATGCAAGTCTTGTTTCTGCTGCCTTCTGTGGCTCCTTAACTTCCGGAATTGTTCCAAACACACCATTAAGAATTGCAATAAGTTCTTTCTGCATGTCTCTTGCCCAGAACTGTGCCACCAAATCACCGATTGCTTTCATTGGATCTGCTCCTGAAAGTGCTGCTGATAAATCTGTTGCGCTCCACATTTTTGCTCTTCTTAATACTGCTGCCACATCCTTGTTTGAAGTAATTTTGTTATCTTCAAGGTCTGCTCCTTCAATTACCTGCTCTGATTCTCCTGTTAAATCCTCGAAGAATGGCATAGTTACTAATGGTGATGCCTGAGAAGCCAAAGCATCAAATTCAGCATTGTTTGTAACAATTCCACTATTAAATAATGCTGATAATTCCATTGTTCTGTTTAATACGTATGGAGTAAATAACTCCGGTACAATTACGTCCTGTAATGTTGTTCCTGGCATTTCTAATACCTACCTTTCCTAAATTTTTCATTAAATTGTAATTCCGGCTGCTGCTGCCATTTCCTTGGCCTGTGCCGGATTCTCCTTAAGCAGCTTGCCCTGCTCTGTTAAGTTAAATGTTTCCTTGGCAAAAGGATTCTTTGTAGGACTTCCACCCTTGCTAGGTTCATATCCTGCTTTCTGCTTAAACAGATGTGCCATAGTCTTATCTTCCCTGTAAGCCTTAATTGATTCGTCAACACCAATAGGATTGTTGTCCTTGTCAAATGTAAACTTATCAATTCCACCAGCCTTATAGATAAGATAATCAGGATCCAATACTCCCAACTTTGTAAGCTGTTCCCTTAATGCATATTGTTTTGAAGTATTAACTGCTGCTGCCTTAAGATTTCCGATTTCTATTTCATAATCTTTAATCTTATTCTGGAGTTCCTCATTGTCTCCATTTTCCTTCTTTAATGTTGTGATTGTTGCATTAGCTGTCTTCAATTCCTCGCATTTATCATTAAACACGTTCTTTGGTACAGCGTGCTTAGGAAACTCTTTCTTTGCAGCCTCCATTACTTCATCAACATTAAGTTTTCCATCTGTAATCTTTGCTTTTTCAAGCAATTCCTTTAACCATTCCATTTTTATTACCTCCATAGATGTTTTATTCCAGTTCTACTGGTGATTGGATTCTACCGATATACCTTCGGCAAGGTATTTCTGTTATTTAGTGCCTACAGAAAAAGGCATATAAAAAGAGAGCCTATTTCTAAGCTCTCTGATTAACATTATTAAGTTTTTAATTTTTACTGTAAGCCTACCTGTGCTTTTGCTGTGGCTTTTCCATTTTCAAATGTTACATTTGCATTACTTCCAGCTGTTCCATTTCCATACCATGTATATATTTCTATAGTATATCCATTGGATTCTGACTTGGTTGATAACTCTCCCTTTGAGCCAATAATATCAACTACTTCATCATAACTCATCCCTGTCTCTATCCGATTGTATTCATCCATTGTTATATACTCGGACTTATCAGATACACCTGAAATATCTTTTTGTATTGAATCATTTGTGTTTAATGCTACTGCAATTCCTATACATATTAAAATTATAAATACTAAAATTGAAAATAAACATCCGTGTCCTTTTTTTAATGTTCTTTTACAATTCGGACAAACCTTCGCTTTCTTAGGAATTTCGCTTTGACAAAATTTGCATACCTTAGTTTCACTCATATTCTCTTCCTCCTATAAACATTTTGTTATATTCTACCATATATAACAAAACTTTACCATTCCTTAAAACATTTCAGTTTTATTTTCGTCATGTTGCACTGGAACAACTAACTGTTTTTCAGTTTTATCAATTTTACCTGTCAACTCCTCTATTCTGTTACTAAGCCTAATAAATGTATCAATATCATCTATTCTACATTTACTCTGCATTTCCCTGCATCTTGTGATCTGTTCCTGTAATTCTTCCTTGTACATACTTGTCCTTTCTTGTTTTTGGGTATAAAAATACCACCTAGCCTTTTGACTAGATGGTAAACCTACTTCTCTTTATTTTCTCTTTTTTCTACTTCTTTTATAAATTCTTTAAATTCCTCTTCTGTCATTGCTCGTATCTGGTCAAACAATCCACCTGGTTTATACATTCTATCATCACATATAAATTCTTGACTATTATTCATATATCATATTCTCCTATAATTTTCTAAATACAAAATCAAACTTAAATGATAACTCCTCAAGCGCTTTTTCCATACTTGTAACTTCAGTATACATCGAATATTTTTTCAATGCAACATAATAATCTTTTTCGGGTATTTCTTTAGATGGTCTTGAATAATAATATATACTTCCATTATGCCCTACTGTAATACCCGCTACATTCTTATTTTTTAAAAGAACGTTTAAATCACTTAAACTTGGAGGTAATCCCCTTGGATGATTATGTATTAATAATACTTTTTCTCCTTTTTTTTCCGCTCTACTAACATCTTGATTAAACTTTTTAGTTCTTTTTATTCCAAAAGGAATATGCTGGTTAGTTATATCTGAAATCTTTTTACATGACGACAAACTAATTGCATATAACTCTTCTGTATTTTTTCCGTCTCTATTTTTTAACGCATTTCGACTTTTCTCTGCAATTAATCCTTTTACTTTTTCATCATCTGATATTTTGCTAAACCTTGCACCGTATTCTTTTGATTTTACCACCTTCCAATTAACTCCATAATTATACTTATCTTCATATCCCTTACTTACACCTTTCTTGGAACTGCGTTTTGTTCTTAGAGATTTTTCTCTAAGTTCTGAATTTACATACTTTTCATTCCATTCTTTGTATGTCATATCCGCAGGAACATAATATGTATTACCATCTTCATCTCTTGCAGCTCTTTGCTCACCTTTGGCAAATTCATCATCAAAATAAGGTGCTGTACAACTTCTACAGTTAACGTGAAATGGCGGAGCTGTTACACCCTCTTCATATTCACTCATCTTGAATACTTTTCCATCCATTTCCTGACAAATATCTGATGTGTGACCGTCCAATGTGGCTACAATCTCATATCTTTCAACATCCAATTCCTTAAAGCATTCCTTTTGAGCCGCCGAACTGAAATAAGCCGATTCCGTCATTACAAGTCTGCCTGCATTAGCCTTGCTTACATTCATTTTGCTTGCAATCTGGCTTATTGCCTTGTCTGGTCCTGCACCTGTAATACACATCTGGCTTAAACTTGTATGTAACTGATTTATAAGCTGTGTCTTGTTGCCCCATATTCTGTCACTGAAATTCTTGCCATCAGCTAACCAAGGCTTATTTACCACTTTTTCAATTAATCTGTCATTTAATGCTGCAAAGTTCGAGCCGACACCAACGCCTTTTTGAATTTCATAAGCTGTTCTGTAATAACTTTCCTTATATACGTCTTTTATGTGTTTGCTTACTTCGTCGTTCAAATTACCAAATGCTACTTCTGCCTGTTGTCTGCATTGCAGTTCCAACGCTTCCAATCTGCTTATGTGAGCCTTGGCAGATGCATTTTCAAGTTCCTTTACCCATTCACCTGAAAAAGCGTTTTCCCTGCCCTTTTTTATGTATTCCTCTACATCCCACTTAAGTTCCTTTAATTCCTTGTCATTAAGGGACTTTCTTGCTTCCAACAGAGATATGTTATTATTATCCGCATATCTCTGATACCAGGCATTTATCTTTTCTTCAATTATCTTCTGAGACTTATCAAACTGCTCCTGAATATCCATTGTCTTCTTTACGGAAGTCTGATGTGTAGCTTCCTCAATCTCAACGAACCTATTCTTCCAGTATTCACTATTCTTCATCCACTCCACCTACTGAGTTATCATCATCTTTAGCCGAATCATCAACATTGTCATCATCTTCATTTGACTTTTTCGTAAACATCTGCTGATATATGTCAGCGTTCTGTGTTTTTTCTTCATTTTCCTTCTTAAGCTGTTTAAGTTCTGCTTCAACATCCTCAACAAACGGATGATTCTTAAGTATAGTTTTCTGGCTAATGATTCCAACACTGTCCTTGCATATGGCTGCCTGCTCCTGCTCATTCTTAATACAGGTTCTGGTCCAAGTCTGAACAATGTTGTCACACTTAATGTTCTTAAAGTTGCAGATTGCTCTTACCAGCTTGGCAAAACCTAACTGAAACTCTGTTTCCATTAAACCTGTTTTCATTTCCAATAATGAATACATAAACTTAAGAGCCTCTCCTGACTGATTACCAAAATTTTCAGGTCTTGGATCAAATCCCTGCCCCTGTTCGAAAATAGCCTTTCTTGTGGCATCAAGAACACTGTTTCTTGCTTCAATAGGAATCTCAATGTTAAGAGTGCTTACACCTGCACCTTCATCTGAATCCATTTTTATAACCTTGTATTTCTTCAAATCCTGCAGAAATCCATTTAAATCTGTTCCACCATATCCGGAAAGAACAAATATAAGCTCCTGAACATCTTCAAGGTCATTAATAAAGCCACTAAACACCTTGTCGTACACATCAATCAAAGGCTTAATGTTATCAAGGTCAGAAGACTTAATGTTGTTATTAAAAAACGGAATGAAAGGTATTTCCTCCATTCCGTGACTATACTCACTTACGAGTTCTCCTGTTGTCGGATTCTCAAATATTGCATAATCTGTTAAGTTGTCATAATTTAAATCTGATTGAAGTCTTCTGTATACCTGACATTCCTCTTTGTTCCAATATTCATATATTGTGTAGTTTTTTCCATCTGTTTCATCTATCTGTGTATATACCCTTAATACACCTATCAACTTCTGTTTTGCTGACTTATTCCACACAGGAACAATCTGCTTACTGTCAATAACTGCCCACTCAAATTCATTAAACTCATTAGTCCAATAATGAACCCATGCAACACCTGCATTGGCTGCATTAACGCAAAGCTCCATGCACTCTTTTCTATATTCATCCCCCAAGGCCTTTAATATCTCTGCATTAGCCTTCGAACTACCAATGTCAAAAGTAGGCGGTGTAGTGAATGCATAAGCTGCTTTCTGGTTAACTATCAATCCGTGAAAGTTGCGGGGTATTCTGTTGTCTGCATTTCTTAACGGATGACCTTCTTCATCCTTTTTTTCTTCTCCATGAAGTATGTCACTCTGATTTCTATAATATCTGTCAGCAATGTCACATTTAACCATATATATTGCATGCCCCGGCATATACTGACTTAATAATTCCTTCATTCTAACTAAATCCACTTGTTTCACCTCTTTACTTTAATACTGATAATCCGTCAGACTTCTTAGCACAATCCTCTGCAATTCCTGTTGTTGCATCCTGTGCATCGTCATGATCATTCTTTCCTTCTCTCTGATACCTTGACATTGCCTTATAATAATCAGGCCATCTGTTCTTCCAGTCTTCAGGAAAATATATGTGTTGCATTACCCACGCTGAATTTGAAAAAATTCTTGCATTCTTGTTGTTATGCTGTGTAAACCACTTAATAACTGTCTTGTTACTTTTCAATTCATCCTGAAGTATTCTCTTAACACTTCTTGCAAAACCTCTACCACCGTTATTTGATTCGATTCTTGCAATATTTACATTTCCATCAAATAACAGCTTAGCTGTTAACGGCTCTGTAACTTCCATTGGTTCCTGCGTATATATAACATCAAGTACGTACGCTTCATTGTCAAATGTTACTCCGTAGTTAATACTGCATAAGTAATCCTTACCTTCATCTGCGGTATCTGTATAATTTCTAATCTGCTTAAATTGTGGCATTTCTTTGTACGTCTTAAATGAAGTGTACATTCTGCCCTTTATGTCAATAGGATTCTGCTGGTAGTTCGCTTCTGCAATGTCTATTCCCATTGACATCTTTTTATTTTCGTATGACCTTTTGGACAAAATTTCAGGGCAAAGCATTGTTCCATCTTCCTTAACAGCCTTATAGCATATATGCCTTACCTTTACGCCTATGCTCTTAAAGTGTTCCAATGCCCTGCCAGCCAAATCCAAACTATGCCATCTTGTCATTACAATGATAATCTTGCCACCCTCTTCAAGTCTTGACATCATTGTGTCCGTAAACCAGGTCCAATGATTATCAAGAATATTTGCATTATTAGCTTCCAGTGCTGACTTAATCAAGTCATCAATAATCATTAACGTTGCACCAAAACCTGTTGCCGTTCCTGTTGGGGATGTTGCCAAATAATTGTTATAGCCATTTTCAAGTGACCACATATTCATTGCACCATCACCACGTTTAATGGTTACCCCTGGGAACACATCTGAATAAACAGCCTTGTTTTCATCTGCCTTTGTTTCAAGAATCGTATTTCTTACACCTTTAGAAAATGTTGTTGACAATGTTTCATTGTATGAACCTGTCATTATCTTTTGTGTCTGGTCATTTCCTAAAACCCATTCAACAAAATTACCAACTGTTCTGGACTTTCCATGTCTTGGCGGCATATTAACAACCATTACTTCATCATCTGATTTTATGAACTGCTGTAACTCATTACAGAAGTCACGTAAAAAGCCCCTGTCTTCCTTGTAGAAGTCAGGAGCCTTTAATTTGCAGTACTGCCAAAAATTTCTTCTTGCCAGCTCTACCCTTGCATAAAGCTTTATTAAATTCTTATTCAGATTCAAGGTCCTCACCTGCCAATCTAAGCAGTTGTTCAGTACTTAATCCCTCAAAAGGATTGTTAACATTTCCTGACACCTCAACCTTATCCTTAAACATTCCTAAATGTCTTCCCAACAGTTCCAAAGCCTTTACCTTGTCATAGGTAGTCAGCTCTATTCCATTCTTACCCTGCTTAATACCTGAAATAGCCTTAATCTGTCTTCTTGAAAGCTCATCAGTTTCAGTAATCTCAACTGCCTGATAATACATCTGATTTCCTTCACTATCCAATGCCGGAACATAATCACCATCCGGTGTCTTCATCATCACCGGCTTAGTCACAACCTTGGCATATTCAGAACCATTGGCAAAGGCAACTGCTGCAAGCTCCTGAATCACATCATCCTGCGTAACCTCAATTCTTTCCAACCTGTCCTTAATTCTTTCATCTATGTATTCCTTAATCTCCGGAACATTCATAAGACGAGCGGCTGCCGCTGCTGCTGTATTATCATTTTTGACGTGTGGATATGCTTCCTTATACGCCCTTGTTCCATTCAGATCAATCAAATATTCATTTGCAAATATAACTTGTCTGTCAGTCACTGCAACCACTCCTTTCTTACCGAATTTATTTTATAAGCACTCTGCTTCTTTAAAAGCATCAAATATTTTAGGAAATTGAATAGCAAACCAATCCACCATTTCTTCGTTCAATGCCCAACAATCTGACGAATTACTGTTACTCCATAATCCTGATTCATATAAAAACGCATGTATTATTTCGTGTCTAACTACCTGTTTCATGTATAACTGCAAATCTCTTACTGAATCTTTCTCTTGTACCAATTCTGCAATTTTAATTGTTTTTATTGAATAATCCATAATGCCGTCTGAACCTTCAGGCATTTGCTCATCTGGAACATCGTATTTAATTGTGTATTCTGATCCTAATATATTTACTTTTTTATCCTGCATTTTTCTCCTATTTTCCCACGAAAAAAGACAGCCTAAGACTGCCTTTTCCTTGTTTTACCAATACAATAATTGGAGGATACTATTCAGATAACAGAAGTCCCTTCTGTTCAACTTCTTACTCTATCATTTTAGCACTGATTAATGTGACATTCTATGACACGTTTAAAACCGGCTCAATATCTTTCAATGCATAGCCATGTAGTCTTAATACATGCCTGTAAGATATATTCATTTCCAGTGCTATCTCTTCCCACTTCTTGCTCTGGCAGTATCTCTTGTACAAAATCTGCTCGTATTCAGGATTGTTTAACTTCTGTATGTTGATTATCACGTTTGCTCTGGCTAAAGCAAATTCACGCATCAAATCATTCCACTCACATTCCTTTTCATTAATCTTGCAGATTGTTTCTGCCATCTTATCCTGTGTTCCTGAAGACAGTACCCTCTCGCCCTGTTGGATTGCTCCAGTACTCACCACCATTTCCCTTAGGGTATCTATCTCTTCTTTTAGAATTTTCATCTTAGATTCAAGATTTCTAACCTGATTCAAGTATTCCTTTGCTGTCATTTCTTCCAAACTCTCAATCCTTTCTCTATTTTTCTGCATAAAAAAACCAACCACCGAATATTGGTAGTTGGCTTTATGACATCTTCTTTTTAATGTTCTGGTGCACATTTGGCACAAAATCCATTTCCTGCATCTCCATTAACATAATCATCTAAATCAAATACTTCTCCACAATCAGGACATGAAAAATATTTTCCAATACAAGATTCACAAACATATCCTCCGTTAAAATGTCTTGTCTGTGCACCTTCTTTTCCGCAACTAATACATTTTGCCATAGAAGAATCCTCCTCTCTCTAGTAATACACAAATTATACCATTCCAACTACCAATATTCAATTGTCAATGTACCTTTGTTTCTAATCCTTATCCTGCAACTTACATATCGCCCACAAGACGAACACTGCTCCAATTACCATAATAATAGCTATTGTATTAATAATTGCCATCTAATCACCCTCTTTCATAAATACCAACCAATGTGTCTTTGCTCTTCTGTTTCCTAATATTGGCTTTTGTGAAAACAATGGTAGTATTTCCGATAGTTTTATTTGCTCTTCGTTCCACTTAAATATCAAAGTACCATTAGGCTTTAATACTCTCAAACACTCTGAAAAACCTTTGCTTATATCTTCTCTCCATGTATCTGACAGTTTTCCGTATTTTTTAGCCATCCACGAATTTTCTCCAATTCTATGTAAATGTGGTGGGTCAAACACAACCATAGAAAAACTATTGTCAGTAAATGGAATGTTTCTGAAATCACCTATTATGTCAGGTTTTATTTCTAATTTTCTGCCATCACATAAGACATCTTCTAATTCTCTACAATCCATAAATGTTACTTGGGGATTATTTTTATCAAAGTAAAACATCTTACTACCGCAACATACATCAAGTATTGGTGTTTCCATCTATTCCGCCACCTTTCACGATTTCTATTGCATTCTCTAAACCTAAATCATAAAATATTTCTTGAATTGTGCCTCCAAATCCTTTATTATTTTGTTTTTTACCTAATTGCTCTACAACCTTATCCACGTCATATGCTGTTGGCTGATGTTCTAATAATTCTCGACATTCAATGCATAGTTCTATTTTTCTTGCCATACTATCTGCAATACTGATTAAACCATTGTTCATATAGATTTGTTGTTTTGCATCCAACCTTGCGATTTTATCGTTTAATTCTTTAATTACTTCATCTGCGTCTATTAATCTATTCATTTTCGCTTTCTCCTTTTAATTCTGAAAAAATCCTGTTTCATAGTCAACTTTAATAGGCTTGTCTCCTATTATTTGTGTTTTTAATGTTCTATCTTCAAGTGAAAGAATAATCATACAATCGTTTAGCTCAAATATTTGTACATCTCCTTCACTGAATTTTACATCTTCTCCATATTCCTTTTCATATGCATCTAGCAATATATTTATTAAATCTTTATTCATCTTCCTGCTTCCTCGCTTTCTAATAACTCTGGATTGTCAAATACATTTCCGATAACTTCGTCATCTCCGTTGATTACAGTTCCGTTCTTAAAAGGGAAAATATTTCTACCATTATGATACCGAAATCCTAAATGCACCATTGTGTTATCCCATTTAATTACATAATTCTTTCTTTTTTCTACACGACAAAATGGCGGATAATCTGTATTTTCTTTCTGATATTTTGTATAGGCATGACACACAATATCATTCTCCCAAATCAGATTGCCGTTCTTGTCTTTTAAGCCCGTGCATTGGCAGATAGTAGATGGGTCTACTTTAAAGCTTTCAGAAACAGTATATAGTCCGCCATGTATTAACTGCCCTGTATATATAAAATCGCTTTCATTAACCCGCACATAAAATCCAATAACCCATTCTCCGTTATCTACTCTCTTTGCTTTAAATAAATATCTATCTTCCATTTACTCCTCACTTTCTGCTAGTTTTGCATAGTTCCAAGGATTCAATTTACTATCAGCCGTCCAAGATGTAGCTCCAACCTGCCAAGCATAAACTTTTCCATCTTCAAATTTAGCAAAGTATCTTCTTTCCCATTCTGCTTCTTTAGACCTTTTTACTAATATCGGAGTATCAACCTTAACCTTGCTCCAATCAATTTCTGGTTCTTTGTATTCTGAAAGCAACCATTTTAATATGTTTTTTCTGCAGCTTTCTTTGTAATACTCTTCCTTTGAAATATTGAGTTGTGCCATAAGTATTTCTTTACAATCACTGCATTTAGCGAATCTACAATTAAGCAATTTTCCATCTTTGCTAAAGCCTATCATTATTTTTGGGTTGATTACTCCCATATTAATCAATTCATCATAAAATTTCTCAATATTTAACATTCTCTCACTCCTTAACATTTCTTAACATTTTTGTCCTTTAGTTCCTGCTTCTTTTTGTTCTTGGCTCTGTCTAATCTAGCCATTAGAATGCCTGTTTCCGTAATCTCATTTGAATTGTTCAACCCATTGCAGTTGAGATATAGTAGTTCCGACCGGGTTATGCACCTTAAATTGTCGATGTCGAAATTTCTCTTATTTCCATCAAGGAATATTATTGGACAGCCTTCGGGGATTTTTCCCTTAGCTTCTTCATACACAACTCTCTGCTTTAATCTCCACTTGTTAGGCTCCGCAACCTTAACCTCTATGTATCCGTCTTTTGAAATTCTTTCACTTCCAACAGGTCTGTGGTTTGGTGGAACGTTGCCTTTTGCAAACATTGTGTGTTTTACTTTTTCATAGACTTCCTTTGGCATTTTCTTGCCCTTGTTGTGTGGTGTCTGCCCCTTTCTGAACTTGCCGGTTAATCCTGAATTTAATTTATTGTTTGCCTTGTATGATTTAATCGTTCTACTTGTTATGTTGGTATTGAACTTCTGATTAAACAGGTCTGCAAGCTCCTGGTTATATCTTCCCTTGTAATTATCCAGAATGAATTGCTTCATTTCATCCGTGTATTTCATTCCATACATTACTTACAGCTCTCCATTCATTTGTTTGTTATTCCAAGCAATGGGATTTCAACATCCTCACCGCTTCCGTATTCATCAAAGTGCTTTTTCGCCTGCAATGCCAGGTTTCCATTATCAATGATTGTCTTGGCAATCTTGTTGACCGATTCACTTCTCTTGATTTCCTTATCAAGTTCTTCCATTGACAGCTCATCATCATTTATTCTTTCAATTGCTTCAAACAAATAGTTGTTCAAATCTGATAGTGTATTCTTCATTGGTTATTTACTCCTTTGCCTTTAAATTAATTTATTTAATCACTGTTCTTAAGTCTCTTCTTTCGCTGTCCATGTCTATTCCACATTCTTCTGCAATTATGCTTATCTGCTCTTCTCATGTGCTGTAATCCTCTGCAATGCATTCAGCCTTGTTGTCGAATCTCTCAAACATCTGCTTTATTCTTTTGTTACCAAAACCAAATTCATCATGCATTGTTACAGCCATTAGGATTTTTACATACAGTACTGTGTTGTACTTAACATTGTCACTGAATTTGTCTAAGTCTGCCTTTGATACCCTTAAAGGTAGGTCAATGGCATTTCTCATTTTCAGGTCTGCTTCCAAGGCATCCAATCCCTTTTCTCTTGCAAGCCTCAGAGCATATGCCATACCCTCACGTCTTGCCTGTTCTTCTTTTGACATTCTTGCCATCCTTATTTCCTCCATTGCCATAAGCCTTTGCTCTAAAAATCTTTAGTGCATTGTCTCTTGGTCTTCCGTCATTTATGAACTCTTCCTGTTCGTGTGTTAAAATGCAACCAAATTCCTTACTTGTCTTTTTTCTCATTCAATTCCTCCAGCTTCGCCTTAAGCTCTGCTCTCTCTTCCTTGATTCTTGCCAATCTTACGTGATCATCCGCTGATAAGATTGAAACTGAAAATAAAATCTGCGATTCCATTCTGTCCAATTCCTCTAAGCGAATTTCTATGTCCTTAATATCCTTAACTTTCATTTTGTTGTTTCCTCCTTAAAAAATATGAAATCCAATACTGTACTGGCCATTTCATCAAATAACTTTCCGTTCTTTTCATCTGTGTATTTTTCATTCTTTTTCTGCTGTAACTCCATTACCATCATTTCACATATGGAATCTTCCGTTTCAGCAGTTATTTTCTGATTCTTGTATTTAAATATTATCTTTCCAATGTCTGTTATTGCGTTATATATGATTTTAAACTTATCCATTTTCTCACCTAAAAATCAAATGGTAACTGTCCATCTTCCGGGATGTCCACAAATCCATCTGAATCCTTGTTCCATCCATAATCAATCGAAAAATCCCTTGTGTCTGATATTCTTTTTGAAACCTCATCATAATAAAGTTCCACACCCTTATCTCTTGTAAGCTTTCCCGTAAGTCGATTCTTGGATATTGACAGGTATCTTTCATCTTCTTCCAAATCCTTGTCACCCTTGTATGTCATTACAACGTCAACTCTGTTTGTTATGTCAGCTGATCCTGATACCTCATCATTTTCATCCAAATTACCTGCTGAGTTTTTTCTTGGATGCACAATCAGCAAAACCACAATGTTATGTCTCTTTGCCAGCTTGCATAACTTGTTAACAAACATGCTCTGCGCTCTGTATAAGTCAGAATTAACATTAATTTCAATTGAGGTCATTAGATTGTCAATAAGCACCATGTCAATGCCATACTGCATTACTGCATCCTCCAATGTCTTTAACAGATTCTCCGGCTCTTCATCTTCAAGAACATTGTTGTCGTATATGTATGCCCTGCCCTTGTACCAGTCATTTATTTTTTCAATGTTTGATTCTGTAATGAATCTTGTTTGTTCTCCAAACTTGTTTGTTGTCTCAATTATGTTGCCCGGTCCTGCAATCTGAAAGTCTATCCAACGTTTAAAAAAGTAATCCTGCAATTCCCCTGAATAAGCAAATATTTTCTTGTTCTGGTTTAATGCTGATACACAAAATTGACTTGCAAGTGTTGATTTTCCTTTTCCACGTTTTCCTGTAAGCAAAACAACCTGCCCCTCATAAAAACCACCAATAATGTTGTCTATGGACTTTATTCCACTTTTTATCTTGTCCATTGAATAAATATCAACATTCTTAACATTAGACAAATCCTTTACTCTTCTTACAGGTAATGGCTTGGCATTTTCAACTGCTGCCTTTACGGCTTCCTTTCCATGTTTCTGTAATATCTCATTGGCATCCTTGCATTCTCTGTAATCTGCTTCCTGAACAGCATACACACTTCCGGGAAATCTTGTTTCCAGTTCATTTAGCAATGTCATTGAGCCTTTTTCGAAATCTCCAAAAACAATTAATTTTTCAAATTTTGAAAACCAGTTCCAACAATACGGCACCCAGGTAAAACCTCTTGCTCCGTTTGGAACTGACACCGCATTTTCAATGCCTGCCTCTGCCACTGATAAACTGTCAATCTGTCCTTCAGTAATTACCAGTGTTTTATTTTCCATATTGCACTGTTCCATTCCAAAAAGAATGGGTTTACAATTTGCTTCAAACCACTCCTTGTTTTTGTCCCTTGACTTGTCAAAGTTTGTTTTTCTGTACTTTGTTGTTACCAGCATTCCATTTTCATCAAAAAAAGGAAATACCAGAATGTTGTCCTTTTCAGGAATGGTTGTCAGTTTATATTTTCTTGTTGTCTCTTCACTAATGCCTCTGCTTTGCATGTAAGCTACTGCCGGCTCTCTTGTCTTAATTTCCTTTTTTCTTGGCTTTACAAATCTTGAATAATCCCTGTTATAATATCTGTCATATTCTGTACCCAATGAAAAATCAAAATCCTTTGCAAGAGTAATCATGTTGCCGTGTGCTCCACAGCTTGAACGTTTACACTCAAACTGACCTGTTCTTGTGTTGATTGAAAATGTTTCCCTGTCCCTGTGTCTGCCACCCTTGCAGTACGGACAGTAGGCAAATATCATTTCTTCACCAAAGTTTCTTGCCATTGCCCCGACATGAGTTTTAAAGTTTTCTGCATCTTCTCTCTTAAATTCATAATACCTACTCATATCCAAGCTCCCTTAATTCCTGGTCGGTCAGCTCCCTCACCGGAGCTGTGCCGACGCCTTCTTTTTCATTCTTTTTTAATTCTTTATCATTCTTATCATTCTTGTTTGTGTTTTTTTGATGTTTTTTTGATGTCTTTCTGATGTTTTTTTGATGTTCATATTGCGGTTCTTTTACATTGCCTGTACCTTCCACAATTCCTTGATATTTCTCATAATTTATTAATTTTATGACGGTCTTTTTCGTGTCACTTTTTTGGCTTATCATCTCTACCATTTCTAATTCATTAAGAAATTTTGTGACTTTTGTTCTTGACCATCCCCATCGTTCTCCTAACATCCTTTTGCTGGTCACTACTGTGCCCGGTGTCACATTCAAAAATGTTGAATTAAACAAAAATTCATGGTCCTTGTGATTTGCCAGCATTATCATATCAACCCAAGCCTGTCCTCTTGCAAAGGGCTTGTCTTCCCAAAGATCATTTTCCATTATTTCTCTGTATACCTTAACCCAACCCTTGCTTTTCTTTTTCTCCATATGCTGCCAAATGCTCCTTTAATTCTCTAAATAAAATTTCCTTTATGATTTTTCCTGAATTTTGTGGTGTGCAGAAAATAGGAATCATGTTGTAGCGTGGCATCCACGCACACAATGATGCGATTAAAGCCTTTGAGTTCATTCTGCTTGAATAATCATGGCGCAAAATCTTGTCCATACTGCCATTTTCTATTAACAAATATACTTTTGCCCCATCCTTTACTGAACGTTCAAATTCTGCCTCAAATCTTTTTCTTTCCTTTCCCATACACATTGCCAATTCATCAATATCCATCTTTCGCTCAATTACAACTTTGTTTTCTAATGAATACTCTTTATTATTGGGCAGAGCACACTTGATTGAATAATCTCCATAATTTAGTTTTTGTCTTATTGCAGGACAGCCAAATTGGCTTATCCTGCGTTCTAATTTACTTGTTGGTTGCTCTCTTGTGTCATAAAGAATTGCTATGTTTTTGAGCGACTTTTCAATGTCAAAAATGTCCATGATTAAAAGTTAAACGGAATCTGTTCTCCGTCCACATTGTCAGGAATGTCAACAAAGTTGTTATCATTAGATGGTTTTGCATTTGGATTCTGATCTAAATACTTAACTGCTGGCATTTCAAAATCTCCATCTTTTATTGTTTCCACAGTTTCCAATCTAACAGGTTTTGTAGAAAATCTATTGGATCCGTCGCTTGCAATATACTCTTCTTCTCCAAATACCATGCCAACCAATAATCCTAATAATTTTTCAGGATGTTCCCAGTCGAAATGATACCCATTGTTACTGTCCTCAAACTTTCCAATATTTGTTTTAAATCTTCTAAGCTTCCAGTCGTTTGCTTCTGCCTCTTCTCCAGGAACCATCATATAAAAGTTTCCTCTCCACTTTTTATCTTCTGATGTATTTTTTTCATAACCTTCCTTGTAAAAGTCTTTAAACTCGCCCTCACAAATGTCAAAGGCTAATACAAGCATGTCATTTCCACTTTTGCTCGTTTCTTCCTTTACGTTAATGATCTTACAGATGTAACCTCCTGCTGGTAACTTCTTTCCACCTGTGTATGTTTCTGCGCTGTCATAATTTCTTGGTTTTCTCATTGATTAATTCTCCTTCTCTGTGTTTTTATTGTTGTTATTAAGTTCCCAATAATCTCTTATTGTTTCATCTACCAATTTCAAATCGTTATCTATTTTCATATCAAACATTTCCATTGGACTTTTGCATGTATTAGATCCATCTGACTGCGTCACAAAGTAATGTTCAGAGCCTTCAACTGTTGTCATTAAAACAATTGAAAATAGTCCTTCAACTGTCAGTTGATTATCCAACATTTTCCCCAGTGTTTTTGCCTTAATTTGTCCACTGTCTGTTAGCTCTGTGTGATGCAGAAAATAAACAATACAATCATCTGGTGTTTGAGTAATTATAAAGCTGATTAAGTTTTTAAAATTAAGTGCCATATTGGTAAATTTGGTGTAGCCCGTCTCTTTAGCATGATCAAATGATTCAAAAGCCATAAGATACTGACTGTCGTCTATTACATATGTTTTCTTTTTAGGATTCTGTAACACCTTGTAAATAATGTTGTATGTAGCATTATTCACTATTGGAAGTTTTTTTCTAAATGGTAAGGGCTTTCCTGCTACATTGAAAATACTTACTTCTTTCTCATCAAAATTTCTCATCGATGTTGATTTTCCAGAACCACTTGCTCCTAAAACTAGTACTGGTATTCCCATAAATATTCCTCCTATTTAATCTGAATGTTTGAATTGTTGCTTAACAGAACTCCCTTAAATGTTTCTCCCTGCTTTAATGCTTTCTTAAGCTCTGCCTTGTTGATTGTAGGTTCAGAATATTTCAGGTAGTTTTCTGCCTTGTCATCAGACATGAATGCTTCTGGATCTAATATCTCAACTGATTCTGATTTTCTAAAGGATAATGCACATTTGTCTGTTGTAAACTTTTCTCCATTTAGAGCTGATGATAAATATCTTTTAATTGATTCTGCCTTATTCTTGGCTGCCTTTTCTCTTTCAGCAAAAGCATTTTTTTCTGCCTTTAATGCTTCCACATCAGCCATAAGATTCTTGTACCAACAAGCAAGATTTTCTATTTTTGTGTCTTTTTCCAATGTAAGATTATTAAGTGCCTCAATGTCCAGAATTTCTCCTGTTTCTGTATCTATGCAATTTTCAATTTCTGCATTAATCTGATATAGGTTCATTTGTTTCTTCCTCCTGCTCCTCTAATTCTTTTGGTTCTTCAATTTTTAATACTACTTCTATTTCATCGTCTTTATCCTTTTTTCTGTAATGTTCAACAACCTCTGCCATAAATTTTGTTGCTTCATCAGCAATTGAAAAAGCAAATTCTGTTTCACTCCAGTTCTTTTTGATTATTACCTTGTATTTATTCATCCTTATTTTCCTCCAACATTTCATCCGTACAGTGCATCAATAATGTAACCAGTATCACCATTCCCAGAGCCACAAGTAACTGCCCTGCCTTGCTGGCTACCTCAATCCAGCCATTGACTAACATCACTGCTCCTGTTATTACTCCTATTACCACGTTCTTGAATCCGTTAAGTACTCTGTACTTTTCAGCGATAATGTGGTAATCTTTAAGTGTATTGTTTTTGTAAGAGCTTGAACGTATTGCAGTACATTCAGGCTCTTTTCTTTTAACTTCTTTCACTTCAAGTCTGTTTGCTTCCATCTTTTATCCTCCAATCTTTCTTACCATTTCGGTAGTCTTTTCATCCGTCCAACTATTTGGCTTAGTCAGATGCGGACACATAGTGTTATTAATGTTCATCTGTCTGCCCAAGGGACAGCTCTTACAACTTCCTGAATACTTAATGCAGGTCTGCCTTAAGTTTCTTAAGCTGTTAATTGCTCCCACCAATTCAATCACCCCTTTCTCTTTTGCGTAGATTATAATTATGGAAAGTATTCCCTAATCTCTTTAAAATTTCTTCTGCTTTTTCATTAGACACTATGCAATCATCATGAATGATTATTTGTGTTCTTCCGATATTAAATTCCTCTACTACCATCCCCTAACCTCCTTCTGTTCTTTTTAATAAGATATGTTTATTTGAATTTGTCCTATTGCTCTTTTGTAAATTGCTTTTCTCTAGATTTCCTCTTTTCTGTTATGATATTAATATGGGCTGTGACTAAACCTCGAGAGGAGGTGATATCATGGATAGAAAATATGTTAATTCTTTGAAAGAAGTGCAAGTTCTTAAAAAGAAAGGATATAAGATTGTTTCCATATCGTATTTTGTAAGCAATCCGATTCCCACATATATTTTAAATAAATAATTAATATGAAAATTTTTTTATCAAGCACAGCCCATATAAATTTCGAATTTTAATGTCATTGTGTGTCCTCCTATAACTTCCACAGTGCCTGCACAATCAAGGCATTGACTGTTAAGCCTTTCTTCTTTGCCAGCTCCTTTAACCTCTTGTGTAACTCCACTGGTATTCTTATTGTTGTCTGTATCATCTCTGTTCTCCTTTCGTTTTGATACCATAATGATACGACCTTTTTCGAGGTTTGTCAACAGTTTTCGGCTAATAATTTCTTCACAAATTTATTTTTCCACACATTAAATCTGGTAATAACGCATCTCTTAATTCTGCCAAATACCGATTTTCTTCTTGATTTAAATAGTAAATGTGTTGCTTCCAGCTATTTAATATCATTATTAAAACGCTAGACAAAATTTCCTTACTTGCATTTTCAAACTTTATTTCATTTTTATTTTTTGATGTAGCAAAATAATTTTGTTTAATGATTGGTTCTGCTCCCAATTTTTTTAATATTTCATTAAATTCCTTGTTGTCTTCAGCATCTTTTTTATATAAAGCAATATCAAAGCCCATTGACTTAGCCAAACTTTCATTTAGTGTCAATTTACACGCATTCTTTTCTTTGACTATTCTGTTGATGTCCTTTGTTATTTCTTCATAACTCCTATGAATATTTTCTTCATAAACAATCTTTATGTAACGTCCAGCCAATAAGGTATACTCGTTTTCTTCCATCTCATTAATTGATACATTTTTGCAATATCCCGGAATGCTTTTACCCTCAGATATACACTGTAAAACTTCAATTATTGTGTCCTCTGAAAAAACCTTGTATTGCTTTTTATAAACTCTATTTGTATGAGCCTTACCACCATACTGTCCTCTTTGCTCCCGCTCTTCTATTTGATATTTTTCTTTTAAGTCAATAAATTCAACTGTAGCTGTTGTCTTGTGCTTGTTTAATACCAAAATACACGTTCCAACTCCTGTAGCTTCAAACATACTGTCGGGGCACACTATAACTGCTTCAACGTAATTTTTACAGATTAGCTGTTTGCGTATTTCCTTTTCTTCTTTTGACTGTAAAACTGATTGTGGAAGAATAAACACACATTTATCTGCTTTTTGCACACCCGACAAAACAAATGCGAAATTTGCATTACTATCTGGTGGCACGTCAAACTCTGCAAATCTTGGTTGAATTTGTGCAAATGGTGGACTTTCCCATTTTAAATTAAATGGTGGATTCGATATCAACGCTTTCATTTACTACCTCCAATTTCCCAAATCTTATTCCTTTTTTTATCTTGAATGTGTTAAAAATTTCCTCGCTTAATATGTCTGCGTGATACACAATACATTCAATGTTTCTAACTGCCATATTGAATAACAGAAATGGAATAACATTTTCATCTAATTCATATAATTCAAATTTGGCATTATGATTTAGATTCCACATTTGAATTGTCAAAGCCCCACTTCCTGCACACATATCAATTACTTGTTCACTTTCTCCTGCAAGCATTCCTGTTAATCTTGCCAATGAAACTGGTGTATAATCCTGCTTTTTTTCTTTTCTGTCTGCCAAATAATATTGATATATTTGTTGAAGCCAGTCTTTTGATAAATCATTGGAAACTAATTCCGAAAATTTTTCGTATATGTCGTTTCTGTTATCTTTAACAACATCAAATAATTTTTCGGTTATTTCATTTGCGTTTTTTACATTCAATAATTCAAGCGTTTTGTTTAACAATTCTGTTAAATCCATTGGTTTCTCCTCTTTTCTTTAATCAAATTTAATTTGATTTATTTGGTAAAAAAATATAGTCTATTGGCATATTATATAAAGCAGCTAACTCTTTACCTTGGTTTATTGTTGGTTCGGACGTTCCTTTTTCCCAATTTACTATTGTATTTTTTGAAACGTGCATTTCCTTTGCTACTTTTTCTTGTGTCATTCCAGCATTAACTCTGGCTGCTGCTAAACTAATCTGTATTTCTGCCACTTTTATCTCTCCTCTCTTTACTTTTAATTAACTTCCTGCTATAATCTTTTTATCACTTGGGCGACTTAGCAGGAATGTTAAGAAGTGTCGCCCTTGTGTGTGCTTGTTATTTATCGCCCTACTTAGTTATTTAAGTAGGGCTTTTACTTTTTCTTTTGCTTTCTCCAAATCTTCGCTCTCTTCCAAGATTGCTAAGATTTTTCTTGTTTGATTTTCTTCTGTAGTCTGTTTTAATAATTCTGCTAAATTCATTTCTTCGTATTCCATTTCTTTTCTCCTTTCCTGCTATCTCCTTGCTACTCCTATATAATATATCAAATTTAATTTGATGTCAATACTAAAATCAAATTTTTTTTGTTTTTTCGTTGACTTTAATAAAATTAAATTGTATTATCATTATATAATATAAATAGGAGGTATCTAATATGAGTGAAGATGTTCAAAAAGAAATATTTTCAAGAAATTTGAAAGCTTATATTGCTAATAGTGGAAAAACACAGCTTGAAATAGCCAAAAGTATTGATGTCTCCCCTCAAACATTTAATACTTGGTGCCAAGGCATTGCTATTCCACGTATGGGAAAAGTACAAGCCTTAGCTGATTACTTTCATATAAATAAATCTGATTTAATAGAAGATAAATCCTCTTTCCCAGAAGTCAACACTCTTGCAGCACACTTTGAGGGTGAGGAATTTACAGAGGAAGAAATGGATGAAATAAAAAACTTCGTTGAATTTGTAAAGAATAAAAGAAAGTAGTCCTTTTTATGGGACACCTAAAAAATTATACTCTAGTGGGGAGGTGATTTCTTGAATAAATTAGAACAATTAGAATCAGAAGCCTGCGAGGATGGTATAAAGATTATTGATTACACTTTTGAAACCCCTAACATTAAAGGATTATATTGCGATGGTGTTGTTGGTATCAGCAATAATTTGGAAAACTCTACACAGAAACGTTGTGTTTTGGCAGAAGAGATGGGACATCATCATACTTCTAACGGGAATATATTAACTATGAGTTCTACATCCAATCGCCAACAGGAGCATAGAGCAAGGCTTTGGGGGTATCAGAAATTGATTGATCTAGACAGCATTATTGCAGCTTATGAGAACCACTGCACTAATTTTTATGAGACTGCTGAGTTCTTAAACGTAACAGAGCAGTTCCTGGCAGACACCATAAACGCTTATATGCATAAATATGGTTGCTACATAAAACACAAAAGTTACATCATTGAGTTTGGATATAATTCAGTTGGTGTGATTAAGACTTTTTGACATAAGATGAGTGACTAACTAAAAGCACTTTGAAAATATAATATGCTTACCAGGGGAACCGAAGGGGCGGTTGGCTGGCTTCTGTATTCTACGAAAGGAGCTGATGCCAATGGTTACATATGGAGATTTATTCGAATTTGTAATTATGCTTTGCGCTGTTATAACTCTTGTATTAGCTATCATTAATGCAAAAAAGTAACGTCCTCTCTCTGGTAAAGGTAGACGTTACTTCTTAACTTACTATCACAACCAGAAGCTAGGCTCAATCTAGCTTTCGGTTCTCTTGTTAAGTATATTATATCAAATCGAAGCATTTAGTCAACGTTTAGTCAATACTTAGTTAATATTTAGTCAACATTCAACCCCCTCGAAATCGAAGGTTTTAGAATCTAAAATAAAAGAGCCAGCCCCTAACGACCAGCTCCAAAGTGATACAATATCACCATAGACAAGTCATATTGTATCACATAATGGAACATCTGGCAAAGGCTGGGTGTTATTTTTGTACCTATTTTTTAATAAAATCAAATATAAAGGAGTGATATACTATGGCTTATTGTATTTATTTAAGAAAATCCAGAGCTGATAGAGAGTTAGAACTGCAAGGTTTTGGAGAAACATTAAAACGTCATAGAGATACATTAATTGAATTAGCAAAAAAGAAAAATTTGCCAATTGGTGAAATCTATGAAGAGGTTGTTTCCGGTGACAGCATTGCTGCAAGACCTCAAATGCAGAGATTACTCAATGATGTATCTGATGGGAAATGGGAGGGTGTTCTTGTTATGGAAATCGAGCGTCTTGCCCGTGGTGATACTTCTGATCAGGGAATAGTTACCAAGACGTTTACTTATTCCAATACCTTAATCATTACCCCGATGAAAACATTTAATCCCACAGATGAATTTGATCAGGAATATTTTGAATTTGGCTTGTATATGTCAAGAAGAGAATATAAGACTATTAAAAGAAGATTGCATGCCGGAATGGAAGCAAGTTGCAAGGAAGGTAATTACATACATCATACACCACCATTTGGATATTCCATTATAAAGAACAAAAAATCCAAAGGTTATAGGCTGGAACCTAAGCCGGGAGAAGCAGAAATTGTAAAGTTGATTTTTCAATGGTATACAAAGGGAATTCTAAAAGAAGATGGCAGTTATGAACTTTTAGGGACAGCTCGTATTGCAGACAAGTTAAATTCTGAATATTCAATTAAACCCTTAGGTGGTGTTTGGACCATTCCAACAATATCTACCATGCTTAGAAACGAACATTATTTAGGATATATTGTTTTTGGGAAAAAGAAGCGAAAAAAGGTTGTTGAAAACGGAATTATCGTCGATAAATGGACACGTAACGAATCCTATGGACTATACAAAGGAAAGCATCCTGCTCTTGTATCTCAGGACACATTTAATTTGGCCCAGGAAAGATTATCCAGAAATCCAAGAAGACCTTCAAAAACGATAACCAATCCACTTGCCGGTGTAATAAAATGTGGTATGTGTGGAAGAAGTATGTATAGAAGACCTTACCAAAAAAGAGGTCAGTCCGCTTCACTAATATGCTCTGAAAAAACATGTCATAATGTGTCTTCTGCTTTTTACCTTGTTGAAGATGCTTTGTTAACTGCCATTAAGGAATGGATTGATGGATACGAAATAAAGGAAGAAGCAAACAAGTATGACACTTCTGTTTTGGAATCCAAGACAAAACTCTTGGAAGAACAGCAAAAGCAATTAATAGCATACAAAAACCAGTTAACAAAAGTATTTGAAGCTTATGAAAACGGAATATATGATAGTGATACTTTTCTGAACCGACAAAAAACTGTTTCTGAAAGCATTTCTTCTACAGAGGAAGCAATTGTTAAGCTTAATAAAGAAATAGCAAATGAGAGAGAAATAATTAGCCATCAGGAGGAGATTATACCAAAGGCTAAAAAGATTTTGGAAATCTACAAAACTTCTGATGATGTTCAATTGAAAAATGACTTAATGAAGTCTATTCTGGATAAGGTTGTGTATACCAAAACTGCCAACGGACACTTCAAAGACCAAAGACAAGATGATTTTAAGCTAGAGCTATTCCCGAAACTGCCCAAGAACAAAGGGAATTCTAGCGAATGATATAGTCGAACCACCAACGAACTCGTAGTTTAACTATATCATTAGTATAAAGGGGACTATTTTAGCCCCCTTTTATACTTAGTTTCTTCTTTATTACAATAGATACTTAGTTTTCATATAACCAACTACACCATTATACTCAACTTTAGCATATCCTTTACCGATATACATTACATTGACTTTTGTTTTATTTGGAACTTTCTTTTTAAGGACTTTTGTTCTTGTTTTATTCCATATGTTCAATCCTTTCTTTGTTCCAAAAACTTCCTTAGTCCAAGTCTTTTTGAACTTTTCAAAGGTTCCGTAAGTTCTTTTCAACTTAGCCGGAGTATCTCCCCACTTTCC